TTGAATTAGGTAATATTGTAATCACACCAGGTGATTATGATGAGGAAGGTAATGAACTTACAGCTCCAGTACTATCTGAGATGTATCACGTGGATGTATTGTGGAAAGATCTAACTATCAATGAAGATGGTGATTTAGATGGCGACCACGACGCTTGGGATAGTTACAAGGTAGATATTGATAGCGAAGGTGTTCATAGCTTCTTAGGATTGTCCTACGCGGACATGAAAATATAACAATTATTAATTAAATTAAATTAAATGGGAAAATCAATCGACTTGGCTGCTAAGCCAGAAAAAATCACAGACGAACAGTTAAAAGAGGTTCAGCAAGTAATCTCAACATCTAACCAGATTAAATTAGAAGTTGGTAATATAGAGGCTAGAAAGCATATGCTGCTTCATGAGCTAGATATTATTAATAAAAAAATGGGTGAGATAAATAAAGCCCTTGAAGAAGAATACGGTAAGATGGATATTGACATCAACACTGGAGCAATAAACTACCCAGAAGATGAGCAAGCTGATTCGTAAAATTACAATAGGTAAAGATTATAAAATAGATGCTATGCATTACTCTGTAGGCCAAGAGGTCTATGGAGGGCATACTATCTGTGATATTATAGAAGAAGAGGATAAATACTCTGTATATATTAAAAAAAATAAAGACGTATTACCTTGGAAAGACTTTAATAAGAATATGGCTATATCTATAGAATATAATTTGCAATACTAATGCAATCGTTAGATGATTATATAGTTAGACCTAAAGGTCAAAGATATAATAACGCTATAGATGTTGGTGATAAAAAACTAATAATAAACACAGAGGTTTTTAATCATCAGTTTGTAAATAGAGAAGCTGAGGTGATAGCTATACCTAGAAATAATAAAGCTAACATTAAGGTTGGTGATACCGTTGTATTACATCACAATGTTTTTAGAAGATGGCATAATATAAAAGGTGAAGAAAAAAATAGTAGAAGCTATTTTAAAGAAAACACTTACTTTATAAAAGAAGATCAAATATTCGCTTTCAAAAGAAATAATAAGTGGAAGCCAATGAAAGGTTATTGTTTTATAAAACCAATAAAAAATAAAGATATTTTTTCATCTGACAAAGAGCAACCATTAATTGGTATAGTAAAGCAAAGTGATGGAACAGTAGGAGTTGGAGATTTAGTTGGTTTTAGACCAAACAGTGAATATGAGTTTGTAATAGATGGAGAACGACTTTATAGAGTTTTATCTAGTTTTATAACAATTAAATATGAATATCAAGGAGACGAAGAAGAGTATAATCCAAGCTGGGCATAAAGCTGTTGAAGAGCTAATAAAAGTAGCTCAAGAACAGATTATCACTCACAGCGAAGATGATGTATCTGCAGATAGATTAAAAAACGCTGCGGCCACAAAAAAACTAGCTATATTCGATGCTTTTGAAATATTAAACCGCATACAAGAAGAAGAAAATTTATTAAGTGGTAAAGAACCAGAAGAGAAAAAAGAAAGAGTATTTAAAGGTTTTGCAGAAGGCCGATCAAAATAAACAACATGGGACTAAATAATCATATATTCGATTTTTACACAGAGGTGTCTAAAGGGCTTGTACCTAAACACTTTCTTGTACATAAATTTGGACACAATTTAGATATTGACACTCTTACAGATCCAGAAACAGTGTGGAGTAATGGGGGTTTGTATAGTTTTCCTAGTTCAGCTGATACCCTTAAAGTAATTAGTAGTGATGTTGATGATAACGGAACAGGAACTACTGGAGCGTTAACAATCAAAGTGCAAGGATTAGACACTAATTATGAAATTATAGAAGAAGATTTTACTTTAAATGGACAAGCCGCGGTGACTGGCAACAAGCAATTTTTAAGAGTATATAGAGCTTTTGTTACTTCAGCTGGTGGTAGCGAAAACAACGAAGGAACTATAACAATAAATAACTCGGACGATAGTTTAACCTTAGCTGAGATACCAGCAGAGCATGGTCAAACTCAGATGACTATATATACTATTCCGGCTAATCACAAAGGATATTTATTTTCTTTTTCAGGTTCTATGGCAAAAGCGACTCCTTCTACAGCCTGCGTGTTACAAATGATTTTTAGAAAAAATGGCATTAAAAGAGTTAAGCAAAACATATGTATAGACACAACGGGTTCTACTAGCTTTAATAAGGAATTTAAAATACCATTAGAAATTGAAGAAAAAACAGACGTGTTTGTAAACGCTAAAGAAGTTTCTCAAAATAACACTGGAGTATTTTCTAATTTCGCTATGATAGTAGTAGATCAAAGCGCGAAATACAAATAATGTACGAACAAACATTATATAAAATAGTTGAACCTATAAAAATCAACACTATCAAAAGACTTAACAAGTCTAGAAAGTGGGACTATGGCTACAACAAGGAAAATGATGTTGTAGTAATATCTAAGACCGGGCAAATAGGTGAGATATATGAAATACAAGGTTTAAAAATAGCTTTACCTAAAACGCCTGAAAATGCGCATAAGTTTGATAAAGATAAGTGGGGTCAATTAGACAAGCCAGATGTTCTAAAGAAAATAAAAACAATATTTGACTGGAAAGCGTATCCAGAAGAGCAAAAAGATCAATGGTACGATTATATAGATGAGGAATTTAAAAGGAGAGACGAAGGTTTCTGGTTTCAAAATGCTGGTGTTCCAACTTATATTACAGGAACTCATTACATGTACCTCCAATGGAGCAAAATAGATGTTGGTGCTCCAGACTTTAGAGAAGCTAACAGATTGTTCTTTATATTTTGGGAGGCTTGTAAAGCTGATAAACGATGCTACGGCATGTGTTATTTGAAAAATAGACGTTCTGGTTTTTCATTTATGAGTAGTGCTGAAACCGTTAACTTAGCTACTATATCGAGTGACTCTAGATATGGTATACTATCAAAGAGTGGTGCTGATGCAAAAAAGATGTTTACTGACAAGGTTGTGCCTATATCAATAAACTATCCTTTTTTCTTCAAGCCAATACAAGATGGTATGGATAGACCAAAATCTGAACTAGCATATCGTGTGCCAGCGAGTAAGTTTACTCGTAAAAAAATAGAGGTTAACGAACAGCTAGAAGAGATCAAAGGTCTAGACACTACGATTGACTGGAAGAACACTGGTGATAACAGTTATGATGGTGAAAAACTTTCTTTACTTGTACACGATGAAAGTGGTAAGTGGGAGAGACCTGATAATATACTTAACAACTGGCGAGTTACAAAAACTTGTCTTAGATTAGGTAGTAGAATTATTGGCAAGTGTATGATGGGGTCAACGAGCAATGCTCTTGACAAAGGTGGTGATAATTTTAAGAAGTTATATAACGATAGTGATGTAACGCAAAGAAATAAAAATGGTCAAACAAAATCTGGTTTATATGCTTTGTTTATACCAATGGAATGGAACTTTGAAGGTTTTATTGACGAGCATGGACGACCTGTCTTCACTACTCCTGGAACAGACGTTTATGGACCAGACGGTGAATTAATAGATATTGGTGTAATAGATCACTGGGAGAACGAAGTAGAAGGACTAAAAAGTGACCAAGATGCTTTAAACGAATTTTATCGTCAGTTTCCAAGAACTGAAGAGCACGCGTTTAGAGACGAAACAAAAAATAGCTTGTTTAACTTAGTAAAGATATACGAGCAAATAGATTACAACGAAGGTGTTAACAACTCCTCTAATATATCAACTGGAAACTTTCAGTGGGTTAATGGAGTTAAAGATACTCAAGTTGTATTCTACCCAGACCCAAAAGGACGGTTTAAAATAAGCTGGATACCAAATCAAAACCTACAAAACAATATAGTTATAAAAAATGGAATTAAGTATCCTGGGAACGAGCATATGGGCGCTTTTGGCTGCGATAGTTATGATATTAGCGGTACTGTTGATGGTAGAGGATCCAACGGATCTCTTCATGGACTAACTAAGTTTAGTATGGAAGATGCTCCTGCCAACCAGTTCTTTTTAGAATATATTGCTAGACCACAAACCGCTGAAATATTTTTTGAAGATGTATTAATGTCATTAGTATTTTACGGTATGCCATTACTTGCTGAGAACAATAAACCAAGATTATTATATTATCTTAGAAGAAGAGGATATAGAGGATTTAGTATGAATAGACCCGATAAAGTTTGGAATAAACTATCTGTTACCGAAAAAGAAGTAGGTGGTATGCCAAACTCTAGTGAAGATATAAAGCAAGCTCACGCTGCGGCTATTGAAATGTATATCAATGATCATGTTGGTCATTTAGGTGATGGTAACTATGGATCTACATATTTTAATAGAACTTTAAATGATTGGGCTAAATTTGATATAAACAAACGTACTAAGTTTGATGCATCTATAAGTAGTGGTTTAGCTATTATGGCTTGCAACAGGCATATGTATAAACCAAATGGTAATATAACTAGACAGAAACTAAACATAAACTTTGCTAGATACGAAAATGGTGGAGTTTTTTCTAAAATAATTAAAAATTAAATATGGCTGAGTCAGTACATAGAAATTTTCCAAGTCAAGTAGTTAGCGATTTTGAAAAAGCTAGTTACGAATACGGTTTAAAAGTAGCGAAAGCTATAGAAGCCGAGTGGCTCGATAAAACAACAAGCAACAAGCTTGGAACTTATAGAAACAACTTTCACAACCTTAGGCTTTACGCTAGAGGCGAACAAGCAATACAAAAATATAAAGACGAGTTATCTATTAATGGTGATTTGTCTTACTTAAACTTAGACTGGAAGCCGGTACCTATTATACCTAAGTTTGTAGACATCTTAGTTAATGGTATGGCTGATAGAGATTATGAGATAAAAGCATATTCTCAAGATCCTTACGGAGTTAGCAAAAGAACTGAGTACATGGAGTCTATACTAAAAGACATGCGTACTAAAGATTTTAACGACGCTGCTTTACAAAACTTCAACATAGATCTTTATCAAAACGACAAGGATACTTTACCTGACTCTGAAGAAGAACTTGCTTTACATATGCAGCTTAGCTACAAACAAGCTGTTGAAATAGCAGAAGAGCAAGCTATAAACGTATTACTTGAGGGTAATAACTACGAATTAGTAAAGAAAAGATTATTTTACGATCTAGCTGTACTAGGTATAGGCTGTGTTAAAACAACGTTTAATACATCTGAAGGTGTTACAGTTGATTATGTAGATCCAGCTAACCTAGTATACTCTTATACTGACTCACCGTATTTTGAAGATATATATTATGCTGGTGAAGTTAAAAGTATACCTATTAACGAGCTAGTTAAACAATTCCCTTGGTTGAGTCAAGAAGAGTTAAAAGAAATTCAGCAAGACGCCATGATATACGAAAAAGGTAAAGCTTATCGTATGAATGACAGAGACAAGAACAAAGTTCAAGTTCTTTATTTTAACTATAAAACTTATACTAATCAAACATACAAAATTAAAGAGGTTGGTAGTGGTGCTGAAAAAGTTATAGAAAAAGACGACAGCTTTGATCCGCCTATAGATAAAGAAGGTAACTTTAATAAACTACAAAGACAAATAGAGTGTTTGTACGAAGGTGCTATTGTTGTTGGATCTAAGAGATTACTTAAATGGGAAAAAGCTAAAAATATGCTTAGGCCTAAAAGTGATTACAGTAAAGTTAAAATGAACTACTCTATAGTAGCTCCTAGAATGTACAATGGTAAAATTGAGTCTTTAGTTAGTCGTATTACAGGTTTTGCTGACATGATTCAATTGACACACTTGAAGCTACAGCAAGTAATGTCACGTATGATACCTGATGGTATTTACCTTGACGCAGACGGATTGTCAGAAATAGACTTAGGTAATGGAACAAATTATAATCCACAAGAGGCATTAAATATGTTTTTCCAAACAGGTTCTATTATTGGTAGATCTTTCACAGGTGACGGAGACATGAACCCTGGTAAAGTGCCAATACAAGAAATATCTTCTAGCTCTGGTGGACAGAAAATGCAAAGTCTTATTCAGACTTACAACTATTATCTGCAAATGATACGTGATGTGACCGGGTTAAATGAAGCTAGAGATGGTTCAACGCCTGACGCTAACGCTTTGGTAGGTGTTCAGAAACTTGCTGCAGCTAATTCAAATACTGCTACTAAACATATATTAGATTCAGGATTATTCTTGACAGCTGAGGTTGCTGAGCAACTATCACTACGTATATCTGACATTATAGAGTATTCGCCGACTAGAGATGCATTTATACATGCTATTGGCGCTCATAATGTAGCTACGCTTGAAGAGATGAGTGGATTACACTTATACGACTTCGGTATATTTATTAATCTGGCTCCAGATGAAGAGGAGAAAGCAATGCTTGAAAATAACATTCAAGTAGCTTTAGGTCAAGGTTTGATAGATTTAGACGATGCTATAGATATACGTGATATAAAGAACTTAAAACTTGCAAATCAATTATTAAAAATAAGAAGAAAGAAAAAGCAAGATAGAGATCAAAAAATGCAGCAAGAAAATATTCAAGCTCAATCACAAGCAAACGCTCAAGCTCAACAAGCCGCAGCTCAAGCTGAAGTACAAAAGAAAAAAGAACTTGTAGCTTCAGATATACAACTTGAGCAAGCTAAGGCAGAAATGAAAACTAAGATACTTCAAGAAGAAGCTAAAGTTAAAAAGCAATTGATGGATCATGAGTTTGAGCTGCAAGTAAAAATGGCACAGATGACAGGTGGTCAATCTTTGTCAGAGGCTGAAAAGGAAGATAGAAAAGACAAGCGAGCTAAGATGCAAGCGTCACAGCAATCTGCACTTATAGATCAGCGTCAAAATAACAAACCACCTAAAAACTTTGAGTCATCAGGTAATGATATACTTGGTGGAATAGAAGTATAACACTAATTTATATATTATTTTATTATGGAAGAAAATCAAGAAATTGAAGAAGTTAAACAAGTGGAAGAAGTTAACGAGGTTAATGAAGAGAAGTCAGATGGACCAAAGTTTATGTCCGAAGGAGATGACTCTGTTATTAAAATAGATTTAACAAAACCACCAGTAACAAAAGAAGATGCCGATACAGAGCGAGAAGCAACAGACGTGGTTGCAGATGAACAAACCGAACCTATACAAGAAGTGGTTGAAGAAGTACCACAAGGGGAAGAGACCGTTCAAGTTGAGGAACCCGTTGCAGAATCTACAGAAGTAGAGGAGATTAATGAAGCTTTGGAAGAAGCTGAAAAAGCTGGTTATCAAGTTCCTGAGAATTTACAAAAGCTAGTAGATTTTATGGAGGATACTGGAGGTACGATACAAGATTTTGTAGAGCTAAATAGAGATTATAACGAAATGGATAATCTAACGGCTTTACGAGAGTATTATAAAAAAACAAAACCACATTTAAGTGGTGATGAAATAGACTTTTTGATGGACGATCAGTTTTCTTACGAAGAAGACCTTGATGACGAAAAAGAAATCAAAAGGAAAAAGTTAGCGCTAAAAGAGCAAGTTGCCAGCGCCAAAGCCTACTTAGACGGGCAAAAGTCTAAATACTATGAAGAGATCAAAAGCGGATCTAAACTTCCAGATGAAGCGCAGAAAGCTATGGATTTCTTTAATAGATACAACAAGGAATCTGAAGAAAAAGCTAAAATGGCTAAGAAACAGAAATCTAGTTTTCTAAATAAAACCAACGAGGTTTTTAAC